AATGAACATGCAAATAGACCTTGCAACAGAAAGTTAAGCCTTGTTATTCTTTTAAATGATATGAAAGAATATGAAGGTGGGCAATTAGAATTACGTCATCCAGACGTACCTCAGAATTTCACAAAAGCAGGCGATGCTCTTTTATTTAATTCTGGATTAGAACACAGAGTTACACCTGTTACTAAAGGTACTCGATACTCTTTAACTTGTTGGGCGCATGGCCCTAACTGGAGGTAACATGAGTAAACCTTATCTCGGTAAAATAACTGCATCCGAACAAAAGCAGTTAAACAATATTATGAAAAGTCCTATTAAACGGACTAAAGAAGACAAGGCTAAGCCGACGAAAACTGTTAACTTAAACATTCGCGGCGAGAAGCCTCAGTAATCTCCATTGTCCTCGCTCGTTGAGGGTCATCGAGTGGAGAGTAAAACCCTCATTTAGATAGATTGATAGGAGTCATTGATATGGCACAAAAAGCAAGGGGCTATCAGGAAGCTATTACTGACGATCAACTGGTCAATATGATTGACTCAGGTGTGATGCACAGTGTAGGTCACTTCCTTAGCTCATCCGATCTTACTAGGGAAAGAATTAAAGCTACTTACGAGTATGCTGGTTTAGCTAAAGACCATCTTTCACCTCAAGGAGTATCAAGCATTGTTGCTTCAGATACTACCGAAGTTATTGAAGCGTATAGCTCTATTATCTCAGAACTTATGTTTGAGAATCAGAAGTTAGCACGTTTCCTTCCGTACTCTACAAGTCCTGCAGCGCTTATGTCGTCGCAGCAAGCTTCCGACGTAGTTAACTATTGCATCTTTAAGAAGAACGATGGCTGGCGTATTTTTAATACGTGGGTTAAATCGGCTCTCCTTTGGAAGACTGCAGTTATCCGTTGGGACTATTGTGAAGAGTATGAATACCGTTTTGAAGAATACGAAAGTATCAACCAGGTTGCACTTGACGAACTCTTAGCAGATGACAACGTAGAAATTGTTGGCGATCTTATGATTGAAAACGATTTTAATCTTGAAGAAGCTGTTTATAAAGATGTTCGTATTAAGCGTAAGGTTGATAAGTCTGGTGTTAAACTAGAAGTAGTTCCGCCGGAAGATTTCCGTATTGATCGGGATGCGTCTTCAATTGAGGATGCAAGCTTTATTGCTATTCAACGGGATATGACCCGCTCCGAAATTAGAAAACAATGGCCAGATGTTGCTGATAATGTAGAAGACTGGGATCGTCTTGGTTCTTCTATTGGGCAACAATTCGATGTGTATAGCGAAGAACGCTCGGTACGCAAAGAAGTTACTGGTCAAGAGTACTGGGATGAACCTAACGTAGGTGATCTCTTCGGTACTGAAGCTAACACTGAAGTATCTGTTACTGAATCTTGGTTACGAGTGGATCGTGACGGAGATGGTGTAGCCGAACTTAAACACGTTATTACTGTTGGAACACATATATTATATGAAGAAGATATTGATATGGTTCCGTTGGCCGCTATCAGCCCCTTTGAAGTACCGCATGAATTCTATGGTCTTTCAATGGCTGATATGGTTCGATCGTCAACTCTGGCAAGCACAGCTATCCTACGGGGATTCGTGGAGAATACTTATCTTACTAACTACTCTCCGAAGCTGGCTGACCCGAATGTTGTCGATTTCAGCGCACTCCAAAATATGAAACCTAAACAGTTGATTGCTACTAACGGCAATCCAGCTGCAGCGGTTTCTTCAATGCCCCCCGAAGCTATGTCTGCGGGTACTGTGCCGCTCCTTGAGTTCTTACAACTCCATAAAGAACAAGCGACAGGCATGTCGAAAGCTGCACAAGGGCTGAACGACACTCTTTATGTCTCAGGTAATAGTGAACAAAAAGTATCTCAAGTACAATCAGCAGCTCAAAAGCGTATTCAACACATTGTACGCCGATTTGCTGAGACTGGCTTTAAGCGTTGTATACTTGGTGTCTACCATTTAATGCGACAGAATATGAAAGAAACTTTGTATAGCACACCGACCTCTACAGGTGTATACAGCATGGTTGATGTTTCTAAACTCCCAGAAACAATGGATGTTGAAGTAAATATTAATGTTGGAGAGAATAGCAATGAATCGCGTCTCCAAAAAGTTACGAACATCGGACAACAAATTCTCCCTGCGCTACAAGCAGCGGGACAAGGAATGGCTGTTAAACCCGAAGCTGGTTTGGCGCTTGCTTACGAAGCCATTCAAGCTATGGGACTTGATCCTACGAAGTATCTTCAGAACTACGAAGATCCGGCGTTTCAAGAACAAGCCCAAGCCGCTATGGCCGAACAACAACAGCAGGCTCAGGTAGAGCAGCAGATGCAACAACAAATGCAAGCTACTCAAATGGCCTTGAACGAAGCTAATGTTCGTTATACACAAGTTCAAGCAGATAACTCTCTGCAAGATAACACTAAACAACTAGCAGTAGCCCTTGACAAGTCTAACCAGGAATGGTCTAAGCTTGCTTTGGAAGCCGCTAAAGATGGCATGTCCTTACCACCCCGCCCCGACTTCGAAGAGTTATTCCAACTCGCTATGACGGGTATTCAGGCCATGTCTAATCAATTACCCGTCTCCCCAGCGTCTGCTGTTCCTTCTGAAGAAGAAGAAGCTATGATGGCTGAGATGATGGCACAAGGACAAATATAAATGGACAAGTACAAAAAGACAGCTGAGAAGAAGCTGACTGGTAAAGTTCATCCCGACACACTCGCAAAGGAAGCTCTGGTTAATGCAGAGTTTTCTTCGCGGGAACGTGATAACTTCTTTAACGATGCCTACGGAGAGGTCTTAGTAGATCTTTTTATTGAATGGCTTAAAACTGACCCCCACGAATCTAAGAGTCGTGAATTTTTATATAGCACAGCTATGGGGTTAGGCTCTTTAAAAGAGAAATTAATCGCTATTGAAACTTATGGGAAGAACATTCCACACATAACAGAGGACAACAACTAATGAATGAGCATGAAGAAAAAGCTCTAGTTGCATTAAGTGCAGCTATCGAACGCGATATTAAAATGATTGCACAACATCCAGTACGAATTCTGGACACTATTAATACGTTAAGCAATATGATTATTATTCGTGATTATTTAGAAGCTAAAGCGGCTGTACCCTCGAAAGCACCCGCCAAAGCAAAAGGAGATAAGAAATAATGGATGAAACTGAAGTAAACGAAGGCGCTACCCTCGAACAGGATGCCACTTCTACTGAAGTTAACACAGATCGC